TGTCAAGACCCCCGATGATGTATTGTTATAAGCATCTGTAAGAGTAATAACTGTATTAGCAAATAGCCAATCAGCTTCTATGTTAGAAACATCTGCATCGTAAACTTTTACTACTCCAGCAGAATCTTTTATGCTCATTCGAATACTATCCCCTGCTACAAATGTAGAATGTGTATAGGTAAACGCAGCAGCCTCAGCCTCTGTAGCGAAATAGTAAGGGTTATGAACGATCATAGTGTAAAAATCGTCTTGGTCTCTTGCCCCACCCAATACAAAATTTAGTCTTATTGATAATATGTTGGAGCCAGACATGCTATGTATATAGCCATTGTAACTCTGACCAAATAAGTATGGTGCTGCACGAGCTTCCCTCTGATCATCTGCAAGTCTCCATGCTGAAAACTCAATCATATGGGAAACTCTGTAACTATAAAAATAATCGTCATACTCATCAAACAACTCCGGCAACATATAAGCATTGAATGCAGCTGCCATGAAGTACTCAAAGTTGTTTGCTTTTGTCTCATCAATGTATTCCACATTTGCAATAAACAGCCTACCGTCTAACTCTGCGATTGTACCACAACGGACAATCCCTCGTTCCCTTAGGGAAAACAATGGGAATGCACAAGGCCAAGACTCTCTGTAGTATAACGGAAGATCTACTCCGTTATTGAATATACAGTATCCATCAATTGAAACAACCTCCCATCTTATTGGTTCTAACTTGTACTTATCCACTGCCTCCTGAACATCTGTCTCGTAACCTAAGTGGTCTATGTTGACCAAGCCCTCTGCTATTACTTTCCATGTCTTAGTATCTTCATATAGTCTGTAGATCTTGTCGGCTGCAGCGCATACTAGTATCTTCTTACCTTCTGAATCAAACTGATGAATCATTCGGATGGGATCTTCTGAGTTACCAACAGTATTTAGGGGAGTTCCATCAGGTGCAGATATTGAGTCCCAACCCTCACGCCTCACTTCACCATCACTTTCTCTTCTGAAATTTATCTTCTCAACATAGTTTGCAGCACCAGCAGTATCTTGCGAATTACTACCAGAAATCAGATTACCTCCATCGGGAACGGTGATCGAAAAATGATTGTATGCATTTGTAGCCCTCGCCATATCAAAAGGGATTTATCTAGGCATACTGACTCGAAAAGCCTGCATAGTAGCCACTTTAAAATGTAGCCCCATATCCATCAGTTACGTAATTAAAAGCGAAATAATTATTTTGTGAGTAATTACCTTCATCGACCATCTGCTCCAACTCACTAATCAATACCTGCTGAGCAATAACCTCTTCTTGCAGGGAAGTAATAGAAGTCTGGGCTGTGGAAAGATCCGTCTGCAAAGTAGTGATGCTAGACTCTAGAGTAGAAACAGTTTGCTGGAGTGCCTCCAAATCAGAGGATGAAGCAGAACCTCCGGATATAGAAGAAATAGAAGATATGAGTGGGTTCTTTAATGAAATTTTAGTGCCTGCAGCATGACTCTTAGTTAGTGGACTCTCTAGGACTAGTGACCCTAGGTCTGCTATAGTTGCCTCCTCACTTGACGTACCTTCTCCGATTACAATTTCATCACCTATGGAGAAACCAGTCTGATCAAGGACATTTATTATTGTTTCACCTGCATCTACGTCATTAGATAGTGATGTGACATTAGGGTCTGACGCTAGTTCATCTGCAGTCCTGCCGAGCCACTTTCTAATATTATCAAGCTCTGTGTCATTGCTATCAATTTCTTGATTGATGCTGTTCAGTGATGTAAGGACATCACCCGTTGCATCTCCTGCTTCGAGTGCAGTTTGTATTTCCTTTAGGGTATCATATGCATCACCTGCACCACCGATAAGATCAGTGATCTTTCCATCCGTATAACTGTTCGCACTTGTTAAAGTGGTTAAATCAGATGCTGCGAAGTCTACTCGTACTTGAGTATCATTAGTAGTAATTGCAGTAGAGTTACTTCCAACGGTACTAGTAAGATCTGTAAGATCGAGGCTAAGTTGATTTACATCAGAAGAAATTTCTTCTTTCGCAGTAGCTAATTCTACTTGGGCAATCGATGTCGCAATGTTAGAAACCTCATCATTGAATCCTATAACTTGAGAAGTATCTAATGTGAAAACATAAAACTTCTGATCTACTTCTCCTTTTGAGTAGTATCCGTCTGCAATGATGGCATTAACATCTATAGTAGACCTATTCTCGTTGATTAGCTCTAATACCCTTGCATCTGTGGCAAACATGCCATCAAGGTCGGTAATGTCTGCAGCCGTATGCTGATGTATCTCTGCAGCAAAATTAGGTATATCCTCTGCAGTTATGAAATTACCAATACTGACTTTAGTAGCATACTCTTCATGAGTATGTACAATATCAGCTTTAGACTCTATCTCTGACTGCAGTTCGCTAACCTTTAAATTGAGTAGCTCATTAGTTGCACTCTGTGCTTGTAAGTTTGCTATGTCAGAATCAACAGACTCAAATGAATCCAAATATAGGCTCAACAATTCCAATGAGAGATCTGTGTTCCCACTAGTAATCTCAATTAGCTCGAGATCTGTTGATTGTAGAGATTGAACTGACTGGGTTATAGTTGCATTAAGTTCATCCCTTACAGCAGCATCAGATTCAATTACATACTGATCCGTAGCATGAGTACCAATGTAATTATCAAACTCACTCCTTATTGCCTCTGCATAAATCTTTAGATCTTCAAGCCCGCTAGATAAAGCTGACAATTGGTCTCCTGTTGCTAAAGACCCGCTTGCTATATCTTCTGTTAAATGGGCAAGCGAATCTATCAGGGCAGAGAAGTCTGACTCCCCTATTCTTTGTCCTGCAGCAAATCTTGCCTTTAACTGTGTTCTTGTATCACTCATTTCCTACAATGAACCCTTCTGCTGTGAGTTGCGCCACAGGATTATTTGTTGAAACATAATCCCTCATCTTCCAGTGGAGTGACCTTCTTTCCCTTTGGTAATTTTGGTAGTTTTCTTGAGCTTGAGACTGGTCATCATTAACATCCTTATGGAAATGATACTTAACAAAATAATGCACGGCAAGTGCAGCATCATCACTAAATGGAGTTGATTGATTTTTTTCTTCAGAGCTACACTCAAAAATTGGCTTATATTGAACTTCTTGATTATAAAGAATGCTTAGTGTCTCGCTGTCCCCTAATCCAGGTGCTATATAAATAGTACCTCTATCAAAGCATATCTTGCCTGGGTAAACAGCAGACCTTGATGAATGAGTACCAGAAATTATGGAATACCTTTTGTACGCAGGATATATGTTAAGCCTATAGAATGTGCTAGTTTCTCCATCATTTGAAGGCATAACTCTAACAACCACATCTAGTATTCTAGATGCTTCTAAATTAAATGAGCCAACATAACAATTTCCCTCAGAATGTAAGGTGAATTCGTTTTGATCTAATACAAGCTCAGTAGGTGTGGACATATATCCCATGATAAATCCTTGCAGGTCTTTAACTCCTGCAACGATCATACGATCCTTAAACCTTTCTACTCCTCTGCCTCTACGGAGGCCATCAATAAGAAGCATATCATTAACTGTATCGTTAAACTCTTGCCAAGTCTTCATCGTCTGCCTCCTGGGGTGAAGTAAAATCCCAAAACCATAGGAGCCAAAACAATTACGAAGTAACTTGCTAGCGAACCTGTAGTAACCATAATGGGGGACTGCTTAGTAGGGAATGTGATGAGTCCAAAAAGGATTTCGGTTGCTCCTTCTCCTGTTGGGTTTGTGAGGGTGATGATTTCTGCACTTGGGAAGAGGGTGCAAAGGATAACGACTGCCGAGAGGGTTCCGCATAGTATGAGGCTGAGCAGCCTCCTAGTAACCCGAGTGAACATACCACCTTCACCACTATTAAGTTGCTCCTGAAATTTAAGTGCAAATTCATTTCCTCTAGCCTCCCTTGCTAATTCTAATTCAAACTTTTGCTGGCGAGAGTCGGAGATAGCCCCAAACACGCCTTTCAATACACTACCTAATGCAGCACTTCCACCAGCAGTGAAAAACATTGTAACTAACTCAAACATCACCTAGCTCCCATTGTCAGCCAGTCTAATTTACTCCTGACGATATTTAGCTCTTTCTCCAAATATTTAATTCTCTCAAACTGTTGGTGGTCTGAGGTAATCGGGGCATCTTGCATTTCTACAAGGTGGTCAAGGTCAGTCTTTGCTTGCTCAGCAAACTTCTCAATGTGCATCATGCGAGCAGATAAATCGCCAAGCAAAGTTCCTTCATGCTGAACTCTGTCCAACCCATTATCTAACGTAGATATCTTGTTCCAGATGACTGAGTACCCCCATACAGCTGTTCCAACAATCGCAATAACCTTAGCCATAAAAGCAAGGTTTGCTTTGACCTGCACATTATCACCTACCTCGGTAGCCATAACTACCTCCTGAAATAACCGCTACAAGCTCCAGTTACATCAAACTCATCTAAACTAGTCTGACAGAAGTATTCTTTTGTGTCTCCATTGAGTAAGATCTCTTTTTCTCCTGTTGAAATATACCCTTGAATAGCATCGACATACTGTACTGCATTTCCCTCTGAAGTAACTCCTATTACATAAGCAGGATTACCTGCAATATCAGTAAGTAATCCATTACCACTAGATGTTATCTGAGTATTTGTGGTCAATGATACATAAGATGCTCCAGTCCATCTTTCTACAGATGCAGTAAAACTATCAGACCCCAAACTAAGTGTTGCCCTATGCCAAACCCCTAAGGCAATCGGGCTACTTCCAATAGATGTATTATTATAACCTGCTCGTGCATGTATGGATAAGTCTGGTTTGATTCTTATAGCAGCCCCTGGAAAGTTTATATCTATGCTATCAAAATCTGAATATAACGCTAATGGAGAGATTTCGTCATCAAGACTATCTACCTTAAAATAGCACTTGAATATAACTCCGTCTAGACCTACTGAATCAACAGTGTGATATGCAGCTGTTCCTGCAGTGTGAACTAGCTTCATTACTTCACTTAGACCTAATGGAGTTGAATTACTCTCTGTGGATAAACTAAGACTCGGTGAGTCTACTGACATCCCATCGGTGTCTTCATCAAAAGTCTTAGAGAAGAACATTTGTTTTTGTCCGACTTCTATGTTCGCTCCTGATGAATTTGTAATCCTAAAAGACTTAGCACTATATGAGGGAAGTGTTCCGGCTGCAGTCTGTTGAAACACACCCGAGAAGGCCGCATGCTCGAATGTTGCCAAACGGTTAGATACTACTGCGACTGGTATATTAAAAGCAGATGCAGATAGCTTGTCCCTACCTACGGCATCTATGGAAATAGTGTTCATTACTTAGTATCCCTCAGTTTGGATCTAATCGCCAGTATCATGTAGACACATGTAAGTGTTGCAGCAGAGCTAGCTGCAATCAAATGAAATTCAGCAAGACCCCAAGAGCAAACCCAGCCGAATGTCCCGACTGCAGTGTGCTGATCCATTACTTCTTACCTTTCCTTTTCGGAGTAGGTGGTTCTTCCTCAGCAGTAGGTGGAGCTACATCTTCTACCTCTACTTCAATGACTTCACTGTCACCCGAAGTAGGAGTATCCGTAGGACTTCCAGCTTCCTGAGCATACACGGCATTTGGGTTTTGAGTTGAATCCTGTTTGATTACTCCGAACTGACGGTAGGCTACTGGATCCTCTACGGATTTTTTTTTATACCAATCCCAATCAGAATCAGATAGCTCACTTACGCCAGGGATTTCAACTAGGTCACTGCCAAGCTTATCTTCAACCTCTGCAATGCCTTCCCAGGAAGCCCCTACTTGGACTCTGATAAAACTATCAAATCCATTATACTTAATATCTGCGTTTTCAAAATGTAACTTCATATCTTTGTAAAATAGATCGGGAGGCCCCGCATACGCAGTGCCTCCCGACCGTCATGAGTGATGTGAGATGTGAGAGGCTTAGCGCTTAGAACTTGTGGGTCGTAGTGCCGATAGTAAACTGTACCTCATCGGAGATGTTCTCGATGATGAGGTGACGGTGGGGACGATCCATCATGGTAGTCCACTTTGTAGAACGCAGATTGAATGTGCGTTTCACAGAGTCCATACGGCAGCTATACAAGCGATCAACTTCAGGATGAGGTTGAGTGCGAGTAATGCTGTTGGTTCCAGCAATACCGATCTTTACGTCAGACCAGTCAACGAGCCACAACATACGACTTGTAGCTTGAGAGAATCCTGCATCGTCTCCACTGAATACATCGTCCCCAGAACGAGTTCCATCGAGAAGATACTTTTTCCCAGCACTTACATTCAAGAAGTCATCGAACATTGGGTCATGGAAGACTGCCAATTGTACTCCAACATCAGGAATGTCGTAAACATTGTAGTTGAAAAGTATGATGCCGTTATGCTCAATCGTTTGATTGATGTTGGCATTACGCTGAGTTTCCCAACCGTAACGAAGCTTGTAGTAAGAATTGAAAGCTTCAAAGATTTTGACTGCAGTCAAACGGTCAGTCATGACATCGATGGTTGAGATAGTATCACCATCTTGTTCACGATTCCGCTTGAGATGGTACAAGTCAGAGAAGAGAGAATCAAGGTCAAGGGCATTTCCAGCATTGTCCTTAATACGATTACCTTCACGAAGCAGAGACTTAATACCAAGTGCGTTGGCTTTGTACTCGAGTGTACAATTGGTGTCCTCTGGGTCAGTAACCGCAGGAAGATTCATGTAAGTCTCAGGTTTCTGAGCGTCGTTAATGGCTTGGTTGTACCATACGGATCGTGTCCATTGATCTTGGCTAATCTTGGAAGCAATTTTGTTTTGCTCTTGAAGCGGCTGATAGACCATGGAAGAGAGATAAGGATTAACCTTGCCAGACATAATCGACTCGAGGGTCTTCTTGTAAGAGTCATTGACCTCACGAGATTCACGAGTGGTTTGCAACCAGTTAACCAAGAGACGTACGCTCAGGTCAGTTGGTTGGTTACGACACCACGACTCATAGTCGTTTACATTGTTGGCAATCGTTTGAAGGATACCTGCAGTTGGCTGCCATTTTGCTTGAACGCCAGCTGGAAGAGTAGAGAATGCTGCCGATGCAGGGATATCTTTTCCAGTAGGGCGAAGAATAACAGTTGCTTTAGCAATGCTACCTGCATCTGCATTAGCAGCCCCAACGATCATAAACTGTACTTCTTGAACAGCACCTGCTGCTGTCCAGTGATTAACGATAACATAACCACCAGGGAGGAAGTAACGCTCAATATTCTGAAGAGGAGTTACCCAATCAGAACCACCCAAGTTAACAGTTACTTTGTAGTCACCAGATTGACTGCTAAAAGAAGCATCATATGCATCTGAAGAAGTTGCTGCAAGCCCTCCTTCTACGGCAAAGTAGTTAGCATTGATAACTGAACGCTGACGACGCTGAACATAAGGAAGAATAATCGATTGTTCTGCGATATTCTGCTTATTTATTAAAGGCTTAATATTCTGAACAGAGGATGTAAGCAAGGTTGCGAGTCCACGCTCCTCAACGCCAAGAGTTTTAGCCTCAGCTGCAGAGGCAATAACACGAGCAAGGTCAACTTCCTTATTTCCAAGTGCCTCGAACTCGCCAGGTGTTAAACCTTTAACATGAGCCTTGGTAAGGGTGCAGCCTGTTGAGCTATCTACCTTAATAATACGAGGAAGTGCCTCGTAACCTGATCCACCACCCGGGATTAAAGAACTAGCATTAGATGCAGTTGGTACTGACATCTGCGTGTTCTGATAACCAGAAGTAGTAAATTGTCCTGAACTTTGTATTTCGTTTGCCATAATGTTTTGTAACTAAGATTAATTGGTTACATTCAAAATAGCGTAACTTTTACAAAAAAAGCTGAACTACTGATCTTTTGGTATTTTTCTATAAATCCACAGCAAGCATGGCTGTTAATTGATTACCAAAAGATCGATCTATAGTCCCAAAAGGGATATCACTGGGTTGTCAGATTTAGGTTCAGCCTGTGGCGCCGAAGGCCCAGGTCTAGGTGAAGGTGACCTCCTAGGCGAAGGAGATGGATTTGGTTCAAGGGCAGGACTTGCCTTGCCCCCACTTCCCCTAACGAACCCAGACTCTTGCAAATTCTTTAGTGTTTTTTTGATCTGAGTATCAACACTTTGCCCTGCTCGTGCTGCTAGAAGCTTCATAACATCATCATCCGAAAATGTATAATACTTTGACTTCTCTGCATCTGGGACACCTGGGAATCTTTCTCTTCTTACAAAAAGACGACCTCCCTTTTTTGTTTTACCAGAATTAATGTAGTTTGTCTGCTCATTATCGATCCACTTCGAGAGCTTAACATGAACTGGATTTTTCTCATTATAATCTGCAATTTCATGAGATATATCATAAAATGCATCAATCATCGAATAAGCATCTCCAAGAACACGGTCTACAATCTTTGCTTCTAAAGCATGTGTCTTAGAAAAATTGGGGTTAGATCTAAAAAGATCCATTACTTCCTTAGGGATATTATCAGAGACTAGCTTCTTCTTTTTCGCTTTAAGTTCTTTGGCAATAGGCTCATTCCTTAAGGCTTTGATCTGACGCTCAAGTTTTTGTTGCTCTGGCTGAAGTTTATCGAGAGCTTTCTTTTCTGCCTCTGTTGTAATTCTTTTATCCTTAACCTCATCAACATTAAATGCTGGCTGATTCTGAACCAAAAAACTCCTATATTCACTATCTTGAGATAAATCAGATTCGGGGTCATCTGATAGCTTTTTATTAAGAAACTCTTGGTGCTTCCTAAAAAATGAAAGATAGGATTTATGCTTATTCTTGTATCCTTCTAGGTTTTCAGAAGCCCACTTTGCCAATTCATATCTTTTACGCTCATCTGAGTTTAAACCAGTAAGGTCATCTTGTGGTTCTGTAGGTTGCTTTGTAGGTCGTTTATGTGGACTATCAAATACAGGATCAACTACCCTTCTTTTTCGTTTAACCTTCTTTGGACTAGATGAAGCCTCTTGCTGAACTTCTTTGCCTGCAGATTCTTCTGGTTGTTCTGGTTCTGATTGCTCCGATTGCTCAGATGGCTCTTCTGATTCAAGTTCATGTAAAGCACCATGGAGAGACTGCGGTGGAACAAATTCTTGCTCTGCCTCATCTTCAGTACCCTCTTCTTCAACTGCCTTAAATAAGGCATCGAAAATTGGGTTGCTAGACTCTTCCTCAGGAGCATCTACCGCTGGCGTTTCCTCTACTTGTTCTTCAATCTTTTCTTCGCTCATAAATTAAACTGGTGCTTGCTCGGGTGGGGGAGCTTGCCCTTCAGCCGGCATCGGTTCACCCTGTGGCATAGGCATAGGCATAGGCATACCTTCTCCTCCTGGAGCTGGTTGACCTGGTTGACCTGGTTGACCTGGTTGACCTCCTATTTGTTGAGATAACATCATGAGCATTTGCTCAATCTGTGGCATTTTAACCTTAAGCTCAGCCATAAATTGCTCGTCCTGCATGCTTAATTCTTCAGCCTCGTCTGCCTCATCCATCTCTAAGTTTAGATCATACCCAGCACCCGACATTCTAAAAATCTCATTCAGCATTTCAAACATACGCTCCTTGCCCAAAGCCTCAGCAATAGGCTGAACCGACATAATCTGCTGGAATAACTGAGTCAATGCTCCTGCTGCCTGTATGTTTTGTGTCCGCTCCGATCCGTCTCGACTTGTAAATAAATACTCGTGTACGAGGTTGCTCGGTAATCCTATAATGTTTCTGCCTTTGGGATTCTCATCTTGATCCCCAGTATCTTCTATCTCTAAACCTGCTTCTGTTATGGAAGCTAAAGTGAATCTCTTTTTAACAGGAACATTGAACTCTGTTGTAGAACAGGTAACAAGATGCTCGTAGATCATCTTCTTTGCTGCAGCGCGCATGTCATCAATGCCTTGAGATATAAAGGAGTAAATTGCATTTGTACTATTAGCAATTTCCGAGACTTCTGTGGCTGATATTTCACGCTCAGCTGTCTGACCTAATTCTTGAGGAGACAGAATCATTAGCTTCTCAACTAAGCTCAAAAGCTGAAACAAAGAGTTCAGTGAATTGTTTATACCCTGTGATAACTCGTTGGATGCGTCTACCACGGTAAGAATATTCTTAGTATCTATGCCTAAGTCAGCTGCCCTAGCACCTGAATAAAATACAGCCTTAGGCTTTTGGTAGAATGTGTCTTCTGCTAGTGAATCTTGCAGGTACTCCTGAACATCTGGATCTAAGGCATCTTGATCAATCATCATGACCTTAAACATTGAAACCTTCATGTGATGCAGCATAGAATATACTATATTATTAAGCTGATCTTGGAATGGCATCAGGTCATGAGCAAAAGAGCAATTAGCCATTCGGTCATCGTTTTGATTGATGCCTCCATAAATAGCAGGTAGAGAAGGCATCCATTCTGCATAGATAATTGTTTCATCACTAGCTACGACTAGCTTGAGCCAACAATCAAATGGGTAGTCTCCTAATCCTTCTGCTTTAGGGTTAAGCCTCATGAAGATAGTAGAAACAAACATTGCTTTATCTTCATCCTCCCCAGCATAAATTCCCTTACTAGAAGTCCTGTCGTTATTAAATGGAAACCAATCTGTCTTCTTTGGAAAAGCTAAAACAGATCCATCAAAGTAGTAATCAAAGAAATCCTTGTATGAATTAACTAAGCCATGCAAGCTATTGGTGTAAGCAATGTCGTCTAGATTCCAATATGCTGCATCATCCCTCACATCGGAAAACCTTACGATATCCCAATATCCAATCCAATTAGGGCCAAGATCAGTATTTATAGCAGAGATCGGCTCTGAGTTATCCCAAAATGTTCTAGTAGGATGTGGCAAATCAAAGTGTATACCCTCTTTCTCAACATAGCTTTCTAAGTCCCCATCCTCATCTTCACGCCACTGAACTTTCCTAGTCCAAGGCTCAGACGGAAACATAATCGCATAGCCATACATAAACATAGATCTTATAGCCTGCTCGAACTTTGTTCTAAATCCGAACTGTTCGGTCATCATCTCTACGCGTTGTGACAATACTTCTGCCCTAACCTTAGATGGAGTGTCTGTACCTCTTGCATCGAATTTAAGGTAAGGATATAGATTGCTGAACCTACTAACTTGCGCAGCAACTCGCCGCGTTATGTACGACCGAATAATATTTACAGTCACCTCATACAGACGAAGTAAGTTAATATCTTTAACTGTCCCCTCATCATCATATGTAGTATACTGCTCAGCAAGTTCGGGATCTATTCCATCTAGCTTTGTGGCACACTGCTGAATATTTATTTTTCCCTGTGCGTACTGTAATAACGGAATCGAAAACTTATTAATAGGAAGAGAGTCCCATGCTAAATCGACTGCTAGGTACAGAGAGTGATTTTTACATGAATGATAAATGCCCTCATGTACACGACTGCGTACTAAATCAGTCAATCTCTCCTTGATCTTCCAATCCTTGGAGTCTGACTTTTTGCAGGTAAAAACTTCCCTAAGGCGCTGCTGTGTCGTGCCTGTCTTTTTGAGTATGTCGGGATGTACCATAAAAGTTAAATATGTCTGGAATTGAGTCCTTTATGAACTCACTCATGTATGTGGCTTCTAAGACTGTTAGGAGTAATGCACAGGGGCCAGTAACTGAGCCTCTTAGATAAGAGGCCTTGAAGGCAGATATGTTTGAGTTCAGTAAAGATACTAGTTCCTCCTCTGTGATACGGAGGTATCCTATTAACCTCTGTATACGATTTCGGTTCCAAACCTTGTTTACTCCAACCTCGTTATAATGAGCTTTGATTATTAGACTTGCAGGAGAGTACTTATCAAGACTCCTCTTCTTCGTCCTCTTCCTCTTCGTACTCATCATCCTCGTCATCATCCTCGTCATCATCCTCGTAATCATCCTCATCTTCCATTTCGATATCGTCTTCTGAACTCACATTGTCATGGACTTCATCGATAGTAGCAATGAACCTTTCGTCATCTAACTCTGAAACCGTAACTTCGAGGGTAAGCTTTACTTTACTTCCTGCTGAAATTCCCTCAAATAATTCAGAGACTTCAGGTTCGGATATATTCAATTGTACTAAGTCTTGCATCTTAATTTACGGTTATGTTATCGACTGAGAATTCTGCACCTGCTTGCCCGATTATGTAAGACTCTATAGTTCCAGCCTCAGTTGTTACCTTTCCATCCACATTAGCAGTCAAAGTAATTGTAATATTGTCATTATGCTCTAATGAAGGAAGCGCATTAATTGCCTCTTCGTCTAATTCTCCAGTAATAGTAATAATCGGCATAGTGTTACTTAATCTTTTGGGTTACAAAAGGTCAAGCATTTATTTCTATTATTGAGGATGTCCTTACATTGGGCGTAGGCATAGTTGTCTTAACATCATAAAACATAATGGGATAGGTCAGCGCATCAAATGAATGAATGTATACACTTCTCTTTGGCTTCATAGCCAAGCTAGGATCGTATTTGCCATCTTTACTCTTATCAGAAGAAAGATTCCTTACACTCTTGATTACATCCGTGCATTGTGCAGAAAATACAATTTCCTCCTGAACTAACTTTGATATTAGTAGCCGTACTCGGCCCTCAACAGACCCCGAAAACTTTGGTGCTGCCTTCATTCGAATAGGCTCCAAGCCGAACACTTCACATTTCTCCTTAGATATATCCTCAAAGTCCTTCACGTCATAAGAGCCTGTCTTTGCACGATACTGATTGAATGCAGAGTTGTCTGAGATGTGGATGTATTTGAAGTCTGTACCCACCAAATTATTCCAGTATTTCATCTTCCGGTACAAATACGGAACAATTTTCGTGTAAGGAATCTTTTGATTAATAAAAATCAATTCATCGAACACTATCCACATGCTTTTTTCCTTACCAATTAGGCACTGCATAAACACCATAGCATTATTTACTGAGCCTGGGTCATATCCAATTATTATAGGGAAACTAGGGTTAGGGATTATGCCTGATTTTGCATCTCCCTTAACATGAAGAGGTTTCGAAAAGTAGGGAGCTAATAAAGCATCGCCCGATGGTCTATCTATCCATTCACCCTCTAGCATCCTTTTCGCCTCGATTGGGTCATTTGAAACAGCCTGCATTACTCGCGAGTAATAACCCTCAGGAAGGTTTTTTTCGTTCTCTGCTATCTTTACATGTACTACATGATAATCGTGATTATAATTACCTTCATCGTCTAGCGGTGATTCAAAGAATCTTTTATACACCCAATGACTTGGCCCGTCAGGGTTGCATGCAGCGCAATACTGTTGGATTCCCTCAATGCCTTGCCTACGACCAAGTTGTTGAACCACAGCCTCGAAGTAAGAGGGAGAATCTAGGTTAGTAAGCTCATCGACAAAGACATAACTAGGTTCAAAACCTTTGATCCGGTCAATAAGCATTGTCCCGAATGGAGCAGACATAAGACTTATCCTCGACCAACCACCATATCGATTCTGAATATCAATATATGGAGCTTTCTGTAAGTCCATCTTTTCGTCTGTATAGTCTATCCCTAAACCCTCTTTCCACTCGGGTAGTACTTCGGTCTGCAATTTGTGCCAAACTCCACCCTGTGTGGCTTGTGACTTAACTCCAACTATAATTAGTGCCAAGGCATTAAAGTTTTCGTAGCAATGCCTAACAAGCTTATGCCCACCCAATACAAAAGTCTTACCCGAAGCACGTTCTCCATACGCTAAAATGTACTTTGATGTAGAATTAAAAAGTTCACTTTGGGATCCCGACAAAGAAGGAGACCATATTTCTTCTTCTGCTCCAACCTCTTCATCCTCGGTAAAGGCATCGAGGAAAGCTTTAGGATCAATCTTCTTTAGCCTCGGCACTTTGCATCTCCTTCAAAGGTCTGAATCCAGGCTTTTTCTTTTCTTTAACTTTATCCCTTTCTGACATTTTAATCATCAAGTCTAAACCATGAAGTAACCTGTCGTAAAATTTACC